TTATCATAATGTTTAGTAATCTGTTCCTTGCCTATGATAGATAAGCAAGGATTAGATTAATTAATTGCTAAGCTTCTTTTGTAACAACACCTGAGTATCCTGTTACAATCCATTGTGTCCCATCGCAATACATATCGCAATAGTTACCAATAACAGCGGCAATGTTAAGATATTTAGTTACAACAGCACTACCATTTAAGTTAATTGCTTGTCCTGAAACTGGTAATACTTGAATAATCTGAGCAGCCAATACATGGAATGATAAACATTTACCTTGAGATAAAGCAACTGAAGGCAATGTAAGAATTTGTGTTCCTGTATCACCTGTGTTATTAAATACTTTGTTTAAATCAGCTACTAGAATTGTATAATCGGCTGTCTTAGTTACAATTGTAGCATTCTTTGGATTAACCTTTGGAAATACTTGAGCTGATAAAGCTGTATCTCCATTACCATATGCTTATATTACCTGCGTAAACTGTTTTCTTTATTACTTTTACGTTTCTGTTAAAAAATTTCATATATATTTTTGTCTCTTTCGAGAGGATTAAATGTTTATAATCTCTTACCATTACGAGCTTGATGAGGGGCTAGAGGAATCGACAACTCTAACCCTTTACCAAACCCGTAAGGGTTAGGTTCTGCTATTTCCAAGCAGATGCGTTTACACGAACCTTGATAGCGACACGAGCACCGTCATCAAACATATAAGCACCAACACCAATCATAGACTTAATCAAGTATGCAAAGCCTTTTTCTTTCTTTGTTGATTCAATTTCTTGAATTTGAAGAACAAGGTCAATGATACCTTTATTTCCCATAACTGCTGTTTGTTCTTGAGCTGACCATACGTTACCAGCGTTTGTCAAACCTTCAGAAACAACTATATCTCCATAACCAGTAAGAACCATAGCTTCAGCATTTGTCATAGTTAGACTTCTCTTCTCATTAAGAGTAAATCTATTGTGTATTGCTACACTACCTGTTGCTTCTGCCCAATTTGTTCCAACAGTTGCTGAATCTGCTTCAACAGCTTTCTTAAGATTCAAACGAGATGCTGCAACATCTGCTCCGTTAAGAACAGCGACATAACTTGTTGAAGCAACATCTGCTAATGCTGTGCACCATTGAAATGTAACACCTGCGATTGTAACTGTGTCAAGTGCAGTTGGTTGTGTTGCCATTGTCAATGTTGCTGTAAATGGTAGGTTATTACTTTGAATAACTGTATAACCTGAGAAAGGTCCTACAATACCATTTTCAAGTATCTTGTCTCCAAGAATACTTTCTCTTTGCTGTTTTGCCTTACGGATAGTAGCAATAACATGAGGTCCAAATACTGCAATACGATTCTCGAATGGAGCATCAACTGCACCTAACTTTGTATCAGCCTCTTCAAATATATCTAGTATATTTGAAACATCAATAGTTAGAGTAGTAGCACCTGCACCCTCAATAGTATGGAACGCACCCGTTATCTTACTCATAACAAGTTGTTCAATCTTGTTATTTAATACTTTCATTTGGTTAACAGCAGAATCTTCTGTCAAAGGATATCTTGTTTGATTCTTATCAGTAACGTCAACTTCATCAGCTGCGTAGCGATAAGTATTTACTTCAAGAGTTTGCTTTGATGCTGTCTTTCTACTGAAAGTAATATCTGAGTAAGGGGTATATGTTCCAGTATGTGGTAATGAGATGATAGGGCGGTGTGCCTTTTTACCATCTGTTGAGATCAATCCAGTAAGTTGTTCGTCTGAAAGCATAGCAACTGCTGTGTTTTCAACCCAAAGAACTTTCTGCATATCACCCCAAAATTCTAATTTTATATCGTCCATTGTTTTGTGGTTAAATTAATGATAAGAACGATACAATTAAGTTATTTATGTTTAGCTTTCTTAGCTTCGTCCCAAGATTTGCGTCCTTCTGGAGTTCTTAAATCAAATTCCTCCGGATCAAGTTTGGTGTCGCTATCGATTACTGTTGGCTTACCATTTTTCTTAACTGATATCGATGATTTGTCGAGTTTTTTTACTTGAGCTTCTTTATCAGAGAGGAAAATAATATAAGGGTCTTTAAATGCTTGACGAATAGTTAAGGACTTCATTTTAGCAAGTTTCTTAACTTCATCTTTGAGTTCGTCTGATACATCCATATCATCCAAATCTCTTTTCATGAATCTTTCTTCAACAGCATCCTCTGCTTGTTTTTTGATTTCATCAGCAGTTAAATCCTTCTTATCTTCAATCTTTTTAGGATTTAAGACTCTTTCTCTCCAATCACGCTTCTGTGAGACAACTTTTCCAAAAGACTTCTGTTGAGCAATAATATCTTTCGATATTTTGTCAATGAGTTCTGAATCATCTGCCTCGTCTAATTCATACTTAGTAATAACTGAAGCACGAATTTCTTCTACCTTTGATTCCTTAAGAGCAACTTCTTCCTCTTGTAATTCCTCGCTGGTAGGCTTTGAATTTTCATTCATAATATATTTAAGCCCGAAGGCTTGGTTAGTTGAGCTTGTCAGCCCTAATAAAAAAATGGATATTTGTAGTATCCACTGTTTGCCCATACCAACCCTTGTAAGTAAAGTATAGGCATACAGCACATACCGCAAAGCGATTTGTGTTACAAGGGTTATTTTATTGTTATTTCAATGAATATCCGTGTTTCTTTGCAAATTCTCCAGCCAATCGAACAAAATCCTTACCGTGCATCTCCTTTGTATACGTTCTTATTACCTGATTATCCTTTGTATACACTTCAACACTGGTTACTTTCTCATCAACCTTACTATCTTCCGGTTTGTCCTCTACCAATAGAGCAACACCTTTTTTAACCCATTCTTTACCAAGTTTAACGGGAACCTCTTGAATAGAATCAAGTTCTAATACTTGTCCTGTCTCTACTCCTTTTTCATCCAATATTTTAATCTCACCAATAATTTTATATTTTTTATTTTCCATATGTATATATTATAAGTTATTTTTTAATAAACTCCAAATCTTCTACTTTGATCCTTTTTATACTCATCTCTTCTGACAAGCAACTCTATTTTTTCCTTAAATACATTATCAGGATCCGTCTTACTATCAACGATTGACACTAATCCATATCTTATTGCATCCATTGCGTGGCTATAAGTATGATCTGGTTCTCCTGTTGGATTGCCATCTTTGTCTTCTTTCCAAGCATAGTTCTCATAAGAAGTAATAACATTCTTTGATCTTCTTGTAACTGATATCTTTAATCCGGATACGACTTTAATACCAAATGATACAGAACCTTTACCTTTTGGACACCCTTCAATGTTTAAACCAAGATCAGACAATTCATCTATTGATTTTGGTTCAGCTTCGTCAGCAGAGATAAGTATATCAGGTTCGTCTTGTATTCCTACAGTGTCAGCAATAGTTCTATTCTTAATCATTGTGCCGAATAATATCTCATCAATGATATATCCGCCATTATAATAGTAAATATCTACCAAGCACATTGGATCTGGAAACCAACCAAAGTCTAATCCTCGTCTAATTAACCTAGCTTCATGTGGTATTTCGCCTATTATCTTCCAATTCTTATATATCTTACCTCTTACTGTTTCAGGAACAAGTCCTTTAATCATTTGATAATAGTAATCTGGTTTTGTTTTTAGATAGTTTTCGTATCGCTGTATAGTATGATCATCCAAATTGATTATGTTATCCTTGTAGTTTGTATTAATAAATAGGACATCTTTATGCTCTTCTTTAACTTTCAATGTATAGAATCCTTTAATAGGTGTAATACCATCTGATTCGTATGCTTGATTTAAATCAAACCATCTTTGTATTATCCAATGATTTTTACTAGGAGGATTAAGAGATAACATAAGAACTATTCTACCTTTGACTGTTCTTAATGTGTCGTCTAGTGTCATGAATTCTTGTTCACCGACTTCCTCAGCTTCTTCTAACCAAGCAAGGTTATATGATGCCAGTGATTTAAGTTTAGCACTATGTCCTGATGATGATTTACGAAATGCATGTGCCTTTAAACTATTAATACCATAAGCAATTTCCATTTCGTTATCATTAATATTCATTTTCTTGGTTATATCCTGTTCGTCTAGCCTGTCTATTATCTCTTTATAACACGATTCGCGTATATCAGCATAGACAGAACGCATAAATGCCCCTCTAAAATAGTCAGGAGCAATTAAATTAGCCAAACTGTATTGAGATGCCACTGTGGATCGTCCAGCACCTCGCCCTCCCATTAGTATAATATAACGAATTCCTTTTGGTATTGGAAATAGGTCAGCATATTTTTCATTAACTACTTGTTGCATTGTCGTCCATTCGTTTAACTACTATAGTATTCGACTGGATTGGTTTATCATCTGAGGTAACATCTGACTTTTCACGCATTCCGTGATTTGCTGATAATCCTAGTTTTGCAATTAAGGGATTGTATTGTCCAGAAAGACCTTTATTTAATAAAGATTCTTTTTGTCTATATAGGATTTTGTCTAAAGACTGCGAAAAATTAGGATATTTATCTTTCCAATCATAAAAAGTCCTTGATGCAATATTGTATTTTAACATAAATCCCTCAAATGTAGGAATATGAACTTCTAATTGCTCAACTATTCTTTCACCAACCAATCTAGTTACAAATTCATCTTTACATTCTAAAAGATATTCATCTATTTGTTTAGATAATTTTTCATAATCATATTCAGTTGGTCGTCCTCTTAGTGCCATATAGTTATTATAGACCAAATTAATCCAAACACCAATAAGAGTGTATATGCGACTATAAATATTGTTCCTATTATTGTTGCTAGTTTGTTCATCTTAGAATACATCTGCTTGGAATACCGAAACAGATTTTGCTATGAATAATGCTAATGTTAATATAAAGTATTTCATATTGTTATATTGATTAATTGTTAATGATAGACTATCGATAGTCTATTTTTTTCTTTTCATTGGTTTTTCTCCTCCCCAACCGAATCCAGGATTCTTTACCTTAGATTGATCTGGTATTCCTTTCTGTGGTGTCCAAGGTTTAGCTGGTGCTGGTGTCCAATTAGGTAATGACATTCTTGCTTTTTTTTCTGCTTTCATTTTAGCTGGATATGTTTGATTTAATTTTTTCATTATATTTTTTTTCGTTTAAATGTTGCTATTAAATTATCGACCTCAATGCTATCTCCTACTTTAGGAGGATATTTAATATCAAATAAGATTGATACATATTTAACTCCTAATAATTCTTTTACCTTTTCAGCCATTCTTTGTAAAGCGAATCTATCTTCTTGGACTTCTTTTAAATCCTTTGTTATAGTTTCATCTTTAATGACATCCTTCAATGTTTTAGAGTCCATATTTCTTTTTCTTATCTTCTATTGATAAACCGGAATCTTCGACATTAGCACCGATTTCTAATACTGACCTCAATATTTCAATTGCTTTAACTCTAGCTATAGTTTTAATAGCAATTCCTTCTATTGTAGTTTCGTTTATTTCTATATCAGACAATTTATCAAGACCAAAAATTGCACTTTGAATATGTGCTTTAATTATCTTTCCTGATTCAGTATTGTATACAGCTTGTAAATCAATCATATTATGCTAAAATTACTTTTGATAATATATCCATTTGATCTAATGTGATATCTGTTGGAACAATAGACATTGGAATAGGTCTTAGTTCTAATTATATTTCCTCATTAACGAATTCTTTCAATTCAACCTTTTT